GTTGCGTAAGGAGATGATGAAGGTGAGGCAACAGGCTCAAGAGAAACAGTTAGGTCAATTAAAGACTCAAGATTACCTTACTGAGCGTGGTATGGGTATGCAAGAGCGTGGACTTACAAATTTAGCCAATGAATTGTTTGGTCAATTACAAGGTGCTAATGGCACTTTAAATCCAGAAGTTTTGTCAAGATTACAGGCTTTCCCTCAAGGTCGTGCGTTGCTCAAAACGCTAGAACCTGAAACCATGACTGTCAAAGAAGGCGAAACAGTCTATCAAAAGCCAACAGTCGCTGGTCAGCCATTAAAACCACTTATAACTGGTGCTACAAAACCAGTGCCATTTACAGGCGCTGAATCAAATGCGGCTCTTGATTTATATCAAACAAATGACCCTGTAAAGATTTTCAATACCTTTGGTCGGGCTGGACTTGATGCGGTTGCCCAAAAAGCAAAAGAAACAAGACTAACCGAAAGACCAGTAACAAACATATCTGTTCAAAATCAAATGCAAAAAGGTTTTGGAGAAAACTTAACAGACACTATTACGGCAAACATTAAAGCTGGAAGTTTAGCTAGACCAATTCTGGGTGCAGTTGACAGTATGCAAGTCTTGTTAGATGAAGGTGTAAGAACTGGATTTGGTCAAGAAACAATGTTGCAAGTTGGCAAGGTTGGGCAAGTCTTTAACCCTGACTTCAATGTCAAGGGATTAGCTGGTCAAGAAGCATTGCAGTCTATTTCAACTAACTTAGTCTTACCTCAAGTTAAGCAGCTTGGCGTTAACCCAACTGATACCGATTTGAAGTTCATCAACACTGGTTCACCTAGCTTGTCAAAAACAGTTGCTGGTAATAAGTTGATGTTGTCAGCACTTAAACTAAAAGGACAACGTGACCAAGACTTGGCAAGATTTACAAACACTTGGTTGTCTCAAAACACTAGGTTGACAACAACAAATCCAACTCAAGCATATGTAAAATTTAATACTGATTTTGATGCTTACACACAAAGTAGCCCTTTATATGCGCCATCAGCAAACACATTGAGAGAGCAATTTAACGCACTTGGCTCAACAACACAAAGAGGTGAAAGTAAGCCTAATGCTAGGGAAGCTACAGATCGTGGCGGTTTGACTAAACCTAAATAAACAATAAAGGAATAAAAAATGTCATCTCTTAAAGACCAGATTTTAGACTTGCGTGATGAGTTAATGATTGCCAAAGATGAGGGCAAGTTAACTGCTGATGGGCAAAAAATGCTAGATCAACTTGATACAAAAAGTTGGTCAACTCAAGGCTTTGGTCAATTTCTGCAAGGGTTATCAGCAAATTTTTCTGAGAATGCAATTGGCTCAATCAAATCTTTTTTAAGCCCTGCACCAGCTAATGTCGCTAAACAGGTTGGTATGGCTTCACCAGATCAGCCAGCACCATCACCATCAGATGTTGGAGTTGCGTTAGAGCGAATTGGCTTAGAAGAATACAGCAAAGAGAACCCTGTTAAATCAGTTGCGGCTAATATTGCTGGCGCAGCTACTCCAGCATTTCTTACCAAAAAACCAATAACTTCATTACCCGCACAAGTTGGGGTAACTGCTGCCGCTGGTCTTACCGCTGGAATTGGCGAATCTGAAGCTGAATTGTTTAGCCCAGAATCTTTGAAAACTGGTGCTACAGGGGCTGCTACAGCATTGGCTGTTTTACCTATTGCTAAAGGTCTTGGAATGGCTGGAGGCACTGTTTATCGTGGTGTAGTAAAGTCAATTTTTGACAACCCACAAAAACTAGGCACTGATGAAGCTAGGTCGCTAATTAAACAAGCATTAGTGTCTGATGTTGGTGGAGTTGATGAAGCTATTAAATATGTATTAGAGCGTAAGGGCAAGCCTTATGCTTTAGCTGATGTAGGGGCAAATACCAGAGCATATTTAGATGCCGCTAATACCATACCTAGTGTTGGAAAAAAAGAGGCAAATGAATTTATAACCAATCGTGACAAAGGTATGTTGGCACGATTGACAACAGATTTACAAGTTGCCTTTGGTTCAAAGGCAGCATTCTTTGATGAGTTTAATGCTCTTAAACAAGCACGATCTCAGCTTGGTGGGGCTTTATATGATAGAGCGTTAAAGAAAGATATTCCTGTAACTCCTGACTTGGTTGCTTTAATGGATAGACCAAGTGTTAAAAATGCTTTTGTCAGAGCGCAAGAATTAGCCAAAGAACAAGGAGTTAAATTGCCCGATGTACAAGTGGTAAATGGAAAACTTGTTACATCAGATGGCAACCCAGTTACAAATATAAACACAACTTTTTTGCATTATGTAAAGATGGGTTTGGACGATGGTATTTTTACTGGCAAAAGTCCGACAAGTGGAATTGGGTCAACCCAACTCAATGCCTTTAAAGATACAAGATCAAAGTTTCTTGATTTGTTAGATTCATCTAATGGCACATACAAAAATGCAAGGCGTGTGTGGGCATCTGATACAGCAGTCATGGATGCTATGGAAGAAGGCAGGACAGTCTTCAACAAAAGCCCTAAAGATGTTGACGTATTGCTAAAAGATATGAAGACAATGACTAGATCAGAACTTGAAGGTTTGCGTCTTGGAACTATGCAAAACCTTTTAGATCGTTTAGGTGGGGCGCAAACTGCTGACACTGTTGTTGGCGCAACTGGAAATCCAGCATTGAAGATCATCAACAACCCAAAGAATTTAAGAATTATTAGAGAGACTTTCCCCAAAGATGAAGCTGGAGACAAGGCTTTTGGTCAATTCATGAAAAACTTGAAGACTGAAGTTGAGATGAAAAGTACTTCAAAGCAAGTATTGCAAGGTTCACAAACTGCTGAACGAACTCAAGCAATTCAAGATGTTCGTGCTGGTGGTAAAGCCATGAGAGAAATGCCTGTAATGAGCATTCAAGGCATTCTTACTAGGGCATTGCAAAGAGATTATGCAAACTTAGGTGATGAACAAACTAGGGCTGTTGCTACTGAAATGGTGAGGATTTTGACCGCCACAGACCCTAAGAAGTTGCAAAAAATTGGCAAGGAGTTGTCTGGTCGCAGTCTTTACGATGTAATCAGTAAAGATGTTCCAGAACTGCTACCAGCCTTGGGTAGGACTATTTTGAGTCCATCATCTGTAGGCGTTATGTCTGGTACAGCAGCGCCCAATATGCAAAACGCAATGGGCTTATTTTCAACCCAATAGGAGACTGAAATTGACCCAATCTCTATCTGTCTACTTGCGGGGTCTCTGGTTAAGAGCATCCAATCTTCTGTCGAGTTGTATCAACAAACTCGTGAGCAGTTTGTCTCAATTAAAAAAACCGCTGATGATGTTGTTGCCATTGGCAGGGACGTTAAATCGTTTTGGGGTACGTTGCGGAAGTTATTTGGTGGTAGTCCCAAGCCTCAAGCTACAAAGTCTGTGGCAACGTCTAAAGGCTCACAAGAGTGGGTCAATGTCGATGAAACAACAGTCAAAGCAAAAATCGTAAAAGATTTAAGTTCTTTTTTTAAGCTGCAACAACAATTACAAGAGCATATAGAACAGGAAGAACTTAAAGCCAGAACAGTTGTATTTGCTGATGATGTGAACTTGATGGAAGAATCGCTCAACAGGGTTCTTGCCGCACAAGAAATGGAACGGATGGTCGTTCAAATTCGTGAGGTGATGGTATACGGCTCTAAAGATATGGGTGCTTTGTATTCAGAAGTTTTTGCCATGAGAGATGTGATTGCAGCAGAGCAAGACAAAGCAAGGAAGAATCGGGATGCAGAAATATGGCAACGAAAGCAAAAGGAACGTCTTCTAGCCGAAAAACAAGCGTATCTAATGGTGACTATCCTCTGCCTCCTATATTTGTGGCTTCTGATAGCGTTCATAAGCAAGATTGGGAAAATGTAGTGGGATGGATTGCCTGTTGTGTTCTAGTAATATTGCTGTTGCCTATCATGGGCATAATTCTGCTGGACACGTTAGAGGCAAAGCATCAGGTTAACCAACAGTTAGAGAAGGTTGAGAAACTCAGAAGACAAGTTGAGCAAAAGGAAAGAGAGAAAGAGAAATGAATATTTACTGTATTTGGGGTTTATCTATCCTATTGGTTCTGCTGATGGGTTGTGATGACCGCTACCGCTACCCTTGCCAAGACCCATTGAATTGGTCTAATGCTGAATGCAAACCCCCTATTTGTACCGCTTCTGGTACTTGCCCTGAGATGTTAGTTAAACCCGAACAGGAGAAGAAGTAATGGCAACCATTGGATATAAACCTAACAGCCGCCTAACTGCTGATGAGATTGAAGTCAGAGTATGGGCATTCGTTATCGTGGTCTTGGTGAGCATTCTGTTGGCTTCTATGGGTATGTTCTTGTACTCTGTTTCGTTTGTTCAACAGCCAATGAACGGCAGTATGGCGGCGATTGACAAAGTGTATACACAACAGATCTCAACCATAATGGTTTTCATCACTGGTGTACTTGGTGGTGTAGCTGGTAGGTCTGGAGTTAAGGCAATAGCTAATGCGAGTGCCAAGGCTGAAGCCATTGACAACGATGAACCCCCTGCACCATGAGCCTGTTTAATCCTTGGGTGCTGTTGGGCATCCTGATGGCTGTTTTAGGCGCTTTTGGTAGCGGTTATTACAAGGGTGGCGAGGATGAGAATGCTCGGCAACAGGTTGAAATAGCCTCTTTGAATGCTGAAGCTAGGGCGAAAGAACAAGCCCTTGTAAAGGCTGTTAACACTCAAACAACACAATTATTGAAGGTAGAGAACAATGCAAAGATTCAGATTGCAAAGCGTGATGCCGCTATTAGTGCTGGTACTCTCAAGTTGCGGATTCCTGTCCAAGCCCCCGTCTGCCCCGTACACACCGCCCCAGATGCCCCCGCTACCCCCAGAGATAGCGTTCAAGCAACAGCCGAACTTGACCGAGAGACTGCTAAAAATCTTATCGCCATCACAGACGATGGAGACAAAGCCATCAGACAACTGAATGCGTGTATTGATGCGTACAACACTGTTTATCAAACTTTGAATAAATCACGTTAAGATTCACATTGTTGTCATTGATTTAGTTTACTTTAGGGCAACTTCACTGGAGTTGTCATGTCAGGAAAACCTGTTTACAGCGATCAAGAGTTTATTGAACTTTGGAAAACTTATGAATCTGCCAGTGCCTTTGCCAAAGCCGTTGGCATGGATATGCGTAACATCATTAGGCGCAAAAACAACTTAGAAGCCAAGTACGGCGAGCCACTCAAGTCAAAGAATAGTAAGCATCAAACCATTAAGGAAAATTCAGTTCGCAAAGGGTTAGGAATTGAAAATGGCATTGTTTTGGTGTTTAGTGATGCTCACTTCTGGCCTTCAATCCATACAACGGCGTATAAAGGTCTTCTTTGGGCAATTAAGGAGTTTCAGCCTAAGGCTGTGATTGCCAATGGAGATATATCTGATGGCGCTAGTATCTCTCGTTATCCT